TATTTTGAGAAAGAAAAAGAAATTAATTTATTTAAAAAAGAAAAGCAATGACAATCCAAGAAATTTACGAAAAAAAGAAAAGTACTTATTTGTACTTTAGTGAATTAGAAAGCATTAAAGCAGTTGAGAAAAACGGAGATGCTTTGAAGTATGTAGCTAACCAATCGGAGGCTATTTGTCTAAAAGCCGTTGAGAATGACGGATATGCTTTGCAGTATGTAGCTAACCAATCGGAGGCTATTTGTCTAAAAGCCGTTGAGAATTACGGAGATGCTTTGAAGTATGTAGCTAACCAATCGGAGGCTATTTGTCTAAAAGCCGTTGAGAATTACGGAGATGCTTTGAAGTATGTAGCTAACCAATCGGAGGCTATTTGTCTAAAAGCCGTTGAGAATAACGGATATGCTTTGCGGTATGTAGCTAACCAATCGGAGGCTATTTGCCTTAAAGCCGTTGAGCAAAACGGAGATGCTTTGCAGTATGTAAAAATACCAAAACGGAAAATAACTATTCAAGAAATAGAGTTATTAATAGGTTGTGAAATAGAAATAATTTAAAAAAGAGAAAAATGGATAAAGAAAAACTAAACGACATTATAGAAAATGTCGGAGCGATTGTGATTATAGCGTGTATTACAACTATTACTATTTATTTTATAAAACTTATAATGGAATGACCAGAACCGAAATAGAGCAACTAATCAACGAACTCGAAAACATAGTCGTAAAATTCAATAGCGTTTATCAAAATGGAGTATTAATAGCGGAGTATAAGAAATGAGTAATAATTATAAATTAATAGACAGTACTGAAAATACAGGGAGTTGTGCTGGTTGTTGTTTTGATGTGAATAATATGTGTGATTACCCTAAAGGAGCTACTAATGCAGGATGCTATCAAAACGGATATGGTATTTATATCGAACACTCCGACCCCGTAAACCAACCATCCCACTATACAAGCGGCTCAATTGAATGTATTGATGCAATTAAGGCTAGCATGTCGGATGAAGCGTTTAAGGGATTTTTGAAGGGTAATTGTCAAAAATATCTGCATAGGTATGAGAAAAAAGAAAACCCAAAACAAGACCTTGAAAAAGCGAAATGGTATTTGGAGAAATTAATCAGTTTAATGTAGAAACAAAAACGCCACCCGACTAAACGAGTGGCGTTTTTTATTTTATAATTTTATAAAGTCCAAAAAGTAAAGCCCCAACTATAAAAGAAAGCCCGATCCACCAGACAGTATCATGTTTATATTTTATAATCTCCTTTTCAACCTCGAAAGGAACACGTACTTCAAAAGGTATTTTTAGCGTATCTCTTTGAATCCGTATCCTATCCTTATATAAAGTTTTCCAACTATCCCGATAAATAGTATCGCCTTTTATGTACTCTCGAAAGCTGTCAGTTTTAAATACTTCAATGCTGTCAATCCTTACCACCGTATTAGTAACAGCGTACGGCTTGTCAACGTATTGAATGACTTCCTTAGTCTTGCATCCACTTAATAAAAAGAGTGCGAAAATGACGCTTAAAATGATTTTTCTCATAATATCTCAATGTAAACTTCCTCACCTCTCTGAATTACAAGTCGGATTATTTCTGTTAACGCAACGGCATATTTGCGACTATTTAGAACTTTGCCTTTTTCTGTATTTTCTCCCAGCAATATACATCCGTGTGTATCTGCATCAGTATTCCCAGCATGGATACGAATGCCCTCAAATCCTTCCACGTTCAAAAGCAGTGGCATAACCTTTTTAAATCTGTTCGACATTGTAAGAACTACCCTGTATTTCCCATAAGGTATAGCCGTTTGTCCGTAAACTTTCGCCTGCCCAATCCTTACTTTGTCTTCCAAAGTATCGCAAAAAATCTTATTGTCAATATACATTTTGCCGATTGTATAGTGATCTTCCAAATGCTCTCTCAATAGTGAAATTTTCATATCAATTATTTTTTAATTTGTCCAATAACCCCAACCCCAACAGCCCAGCCGACACATAAAGTAAAGTCGTAATATCATTGTGCGACCATCCACATATTACCACGGTGGCAGAAATGAACCCAAGCCCACCAAAAAATCGTTTCGCACTCTCGGGCTGGTCTTTGCTTAAGATGTTTTTTATGAATTTCATTTTTTCTTATCTAAAATAATGTCCAACTTTGTGTTAATGATCGCAATACTCTGAACTGTTGAAATATAGGTGTTTTGGAATAGTTCCAATTTTTCATCCTGTTTCCGCTCTGTGATCACATATTGAGATTGCTGAATTTCAAGAACCTTTATTCTACTGTCAGTCTCGGCCATTCTCATATTCATGGCATTCCACCCACCAATTATGGCAAGAATTACGGTTACTACGCTGCCAATATATGGCGTTACTGGTTTTAGTTTTTCTGTCATATTTTGTTAAATAAATACGTTTGATTCGTTATTATCATTAGCACATCGAGCGCCTGTAGTTAGTGCAGCCCATGCTGTATTGTCGGTTACATTTGGAATTGCATCCCCATTTCTATATTTAGTTTCGGCTAAATTCTCAGCCATCCATACTTGAGCGCCAATTTTTACAGTTAGGTATTTTTGACCGTCATTGCCTATGTATTTGTCACAATAGGCACCATTTGCTAATAATAATTCTGACGGTGTTGCTGTTCTTATAAACCGTATTGATAGACCGTATTTTTTTATGTCAGCACTTGTAACATAATAAGTGCCATTTCTATCAAAATATGCAAATATGACATTACCACTATATAAGTCACTGCACATTAAATATATGTCATTTTTCGGGGATAAAAAATCACCATTCGATTGTCTACCTCCAGATCCTTTTAGGTCAAAGTTAAAATTATTCTCTGCTCCTGTATTTGGAGCATTCCAATAAAGACTATTAGTACTTCCTATTGAATCTATATGTTTTAATTTCGCATTCCCGCCTGTGATTGTGTTTAATATTGCAAAATCATTCGTGCTCGACCCATTGCCATATATCGGAATCCTCCAAGCATCACTATTCGTAACACTATTCCCACCTACCCCTTGTGTTGCATACCAATTATACAGATACCCGTATTTTATGCGTTTTTCGGACACACCACCCATCACTAAACCTTGCAACATCATAAGCCTAGCGGATTTACGGGAATTGCAATTAATTCATAAGCCGAAAAGATCACACCGCTGACCTCTGAAAATGTTTCGCTCTCGTAATATCCATCGACTGGCTCTTTATGCGACCCCTCTACAATGGTCATATAACCTAAAGTAGCCATCTGTTCAATGGTCGGATTGCTCACCCAACTTTCACCAATTTTAATAGTGATGTTAATTAGTCCACCGATTACCTCGTATGAACTAATTAACTGACTGTTTTCGTTTAATTTTCCGATTCTCATATTAGAATGTATTAAATGCGGTTAGATATTGAGCGCCCAATTTTGAAGAAACGAAATAGTAAGTTTTGTTTATCGCCAAAGTCGGAGCTGTGCCATCCTTCCAAACTATCCCAGCATCCCAGTTTACCGTTCTAAGCGTTCCACCGACTCTCAAAACAAAACCGTAATCATTTGCCTTATTTGCTGTTGCTGCTGCAAATGCAATTGTAAACGCCCCTGTGCTTGTATCTGTAAGATTCGTTACTGTGTTAGTTACAAGTGTAATCGTTCCGCTTGCATTAGCTAAATCGGTTTGCGGGTAAGGAGAGAATCCCGATTCCTTTACAAAATCAGTATCAGCAAAGCCATTAAGTTTGTCAGCGTTTAGATTATCTACTTTGGTGGTACTTGCAACAATTAAAGGAGGTGTTCCAGATGCGACATTACTTTGTAACGTGCGACAAACTGTATTACCATTTACATCAATTCTGAATTTTTTATTAAAAGTTGTGGAATTTTCAAGTATTCCCACATCAAATAAGTCGCCAGTTTGTAATGCTGTCCCAGCAACACGAGCGACTACCCTTGTAGCGTTTAGAGCATTATTTTGAAAAACTGTGTCAGCAGTAGAACCAAGCATTCTATTTGCATACAGATCTCTATTAGACCCCGTTCCTAACATCATCCATCTTCCTGCTACGCCAGCGGTTAGGTCTTGCGTACTAAGCATAATCATATCAAATGAATTAGCACCTAAATGGTCAGTGGTTGCAATTCCAAAACTAGAAGATACACCAGTACCAATTGAAATAGCACCATAACCAGCACGTGATATTAACAGTCCTGATTTGTCGTCATTGGGAGCGATTCTTGTAACCTGAGTATATTGTTGAACTGTTGCGGAATTAATTATATCAGTCATCCCGACGTATAATTTAGTATCATCCGTTGTTGCGTCCCCTAAAACTAATTTCCAAACAGCGTGTGGTGTTGCTCCTGCACCAGCAATTACTACATTGCCATTAATAGACTGATTACCTGTGAAAGTGTTGCCACCGCTTAACATTGCAAATGTACTCTGTAAAACAGTTTTTATATGTGCAAAAGTTGAACGTACAGCTTTAACTGCAACGCTATCCCAAATAACTAAGCTATCAGCATCTATGATAGTAGCCTTTTCTGTATTTGCGTCAATATGCTGAACTGCTATATCTTCATCGTGGGCTCTTAATTGCGTATGTCTAATCTTGTTTGGGTTGTTTATAAATGCCCCATAACCATCACCCACGGCATAAGTAACTGTTTTATTAGTGCCAGATGTAGTTTTGATTTTAACCCTCGCCCCCATTCTATCAGTTGCAACAACTATGAAAGCTGGGTTTGTAACTTGGAATCTAATCCATTCATCTATGGTATTGTTTATCTCGTTTGACCAAACAGTAAATAAATCAGTTTCGGAATCATCGGAATGCCTTGCAAAGTAAGTAATACCCATTTGAGTAACCCCAGCAGCAGCCGACACCTTTCCGAACATATTAATTGACCATAAACCAGCAGGGATTGAAGTAGTATTTACGGCTGTTCCGTACAAATAGTTTTTAAGTAGCTTTTCTCCCTCTGAACTGTTTACTGTCCAACTCTCAATACTTTCTGCAACCTCAGGAGTGTAGGTCAATGTTTCATACCCTACAACATCGCTTGCCGTTTCAGCAAAATACAAGTTATTAGCATAACCACCGATAGCTTGTTCAATTGTTTGAAATGTATTGTCATCACGTAAAAACTTATTTTCAGTTTCAGAAACGAAAGCAAGGTCATCTTGTTTTAAATCCAACGAATCTTTTACAAGTTTTTCACTTGGGTAGTTAGTATCTAAAGGTATTGCAGTCCATGAAGTAACACGATTTGCAGTATCTTGGAAAACGGTCGTAATAAATGCCCATGCCGAACCTGTCCATGATAAAATACCTGTACTTTTTGTTATTTCAGGCTCTGCTCCAATGTCACTTGGTTGCAAAGTTATATTCCCCCCAACTGGCACCACGTTATTAACTGACACGCTTAAACCGTCTGCACCATCCGTAACTTCATAATCAAATGTCGTCGCATCTGTATAAAGTATTTGATAAGTATTTACAAGTCCAACGGTGGAAAGCAATGTGATTGATTCAATTCCGTTACCGTCGTCGCCTTTATCACCCTTGACGTAATTATAAACAATGTCGCCAACCTCTATTGTACTTTCATTAATAACAATAGGAACGTTAATATCTAAACCCGTGTTTATGCTTGAATTGTGAGATAGTGCGTTGGTTGAATTTACTTTTATATCACCGCAAAACGTTTTTCTAACTCCAATTAAAGAGTCATCAATAAATAATGTTAGCTTATTGATTCCAAATAATACAGCCGTTTCATCGGAACTTATTTGACAAGAAATTACGTTACCGGTAATAGAGTGTGCATACACCTTTTCACCTAAAGCTACCTCAATAAGTTCAATGCGATTAACATCATAGTCAACAGGCAAAGTAAAACCAATACTAAGACTATCACCGTGTTTGATTTCTTTAATTACAGCCATCCTAATTTCTTATTTATTTTTTGTTGTTGTGGAAACCAAACTAAATCTAATGTACAAAGGTATTTTAAACATTCATCCCAATGTGTACCGGCAATCTCTTTGTAGTTGTCCTCTTGGTTGCGAAGTTCTGCAATTGATATACGCTCCACTCCGTCGGCTGCGTGCCTTACAAGTCCGCTAAACGTATCCTCGTAAGATGATTCACGAACATACCTAGCGTATAAAAGATTTGCTAAAACGTATTTCAAACCGCTAAACGTGTATGTATATCCTTTTTCTGTATAACTGCCACCATTTAGCAATGTCGTATAGGTTGATAGATTACGTTTTAGTTCTTGGTAAAATTCAAACCCCAAATACTTTACTACGTCGTTTGCTTCAACCTCCTTTTGAAGTTGTGCAAATTTCAGTAAATTATTGTTTGATATTGGTCGTATTAGTTGTTGTTCCCCCAGCGTCCAAAGTGCCATATTATATTCCAATTAAAGAGGTTATTTGTTCGTCTGTTAAATTAAATAACACTTTCAATGCACCAGCTTTTTGATTTCTTTGCATTGTAGTATCTTGAACGATAGCAAGAAGTGATTGAGTACCACCAACGCCCAATTTTTCAGAAAGTAAAGAAGCGTCACCACTCGAAGCTAATTCTTCAAATCCGATTAGATTTCTCTTTTCGTTAAGTGTCAATGTATTTAAAATCTCCAAAGGAATTGAAGCCGTATCTACTGCTTCGTTATCGTATGTTAATTCTGCAATCGCAAAATCTGCATTTTTCAAAATCTCATTATCGGAATGAGAGAAAATCTCTTTAAACCATTGCTCAATTGCTTGCCTTATAAATTTAGTTTCTGAATTGTAAATATCAAAACTAGCTTTCATCGCTTCGCCCGAACTTCCGAACATTGCCCCATCTTGTTGCTCAACTAAAATAGATGGGATGTTTAAATTTACCTTTCGGATGTTATTAGCAACTGACTTCTCATAGCTTTCAAAAATCTTATCATTGATATTCTGCTCAATCTTTTGCAGTTGGAAGTTTGCAGACTTTAAAAATTCGCCTGTTTCCTCGTCAAATTCAGCTTCGGCAGTTAATATGCTGCTATTGTGCTCACCGCTCTCAAACTGTTTGAATACGGTCTTAAAATCACGTTGTTCTTGCTCATTATTGAACCGTGTGTGAAAAAGAATGTACTTTGCAAAGAATCCCTTTCTTAGCTCTCCATTCTTGAATGATTTTATTTGAGCCTCTGTGTCTGCATCCTCCAAAGCTGGGTCAATTAAAGCCAAAGGATAAATGTACTCATCATCTAAAATCAATGTAGAAATTTGCCCTTGATATCCTTTTTTAAATTGGCTTTCTACGATCGATGGCATCGGGTTGTATGCGTGTATCTTTTTTGCGTCCGTAATTTTATACGGTACTTCAGGACGTTTCTCCCAGTTGTCATACACATGAATAAAACCGCTATATTCGTTGCTATCTTTGCGACCAAAACGGATATTTCTGTAAGGTACTTGTTTGACCCCTACAATATCAAAGTTACCATTGTATTGTATCTGACATGAAGCTGCATTTTGTCTTGAAATGGAGTGCGCAATTTGAGAAAGTAGTTTAAAAAGCGTTACTTTCCCGTTAATATCGCTATAAATAACAATGTCATTTAGCGATTGGTCTACAAAACCATCGCCAATAAGAAAAGATTTCAACTTATTGGCGCAACTTTTGGCAGTAACAGAGTTATTTATAATGCGCTCAATGCGTTGAGGGTAGGAATTATCTTCGCCATTGTTGAAAATACCCTTTTGTTTATCGAGTACGACTACGTTTCTTCGACTTATTTGGTTTAAATGTACTTTCATTTTGCTTTTTTTGTGTTGGTTCTTGAATAATTTCCTTGTTTTCTACTACTAAAAGCCCGTATTTTATAGCCAAATTAGGATTTCTTTCGCAAATATAAGCTTTTTTATCTAAATCGATAGTACTTATGTCGTAATAATGTCCCTCGAAATATATTTTATCATTCATAATCTTGTTTTTATTGTGAAATCTGCGAACTGTTTTCAAATATCCCTTTAATTTACAGTCGCAAGCATCGGGCATCAATCCCGTAATTGCGTGCCATTCCTTTACAACTATCTTAACAAAAAGCCCGACCCGAAGTATCTCGGCATCGGGCTTTAGTAGAATTTCTTCTATTGTCATATTACTATGATTCAAGTGCTGTTAAGTATGCAAGCTCATCAGTAGCAGTATTAAAACTGTATTCTGAATAAGTTTCTTCCATTCCTTCCATAGATGCAAATTCGACAGCGGTCAACCCGTTGTTATCGTTTGCCATTTTAGACTGTGCAGTTTTCCAAAGTCCGTAATTGATTCCGAAAGCGGAGAAAGTACCGTCATTGTTTTGAACAACTACAAAAATGTTATCTGCCTTATCCACGTTTGCTTTTTCGGCTGCGGTTGCACTTGTGGCGCTGATTGTCCATTTGTGTTTGTAAGCTGTTGGCATACCTGCGGTTACTACTGCCTCATGTCCAGCGTTCATGAAGTCCTTTGTACCCTCTGCGGTGAATGCAGTTACAGCACCAATTTTTACAATAGCACTAAGCACATTGTTTGCAATGGTCAAGGTAAAATCTCCATTGTTGAAAATCCACGCTTTATTTTTTAATCCTTTTACCGACCTGCAAGCGTTTACAATATCGGCAACTGCTTTATTTGAGCAACTCATCTTTTTTCGTTTTAATTAGTGTGTATAAATTAATATCACTTTTTTTTAATTTGTCTAGCTCTTTTTTTGTAATGGTTTCAACATTGTAGGCATTACCTCCTTTTCGAATTGTTATCATAACTTAGGAGTTATAAGTAATAGTCCATCCACGAGATTCAAGTACAGCTATGAAAAATGCAGTATCATCATAAGGTGGATCTAATGAAATGAATTGGATATAAGTTGCATTTGTCCCACCGCTAACGTCTAGTACGCCATTATACTTTCCAATACTGTGAGCTGATAGAATCATCTTAGCTATGTTTATAGCTGTTAGAGTATTATTTGCAACTGCGGATACTGATGGAATATCTGTAATGTCTGGCGCACCTACATATTCAG